CCACGTGGACCGGAAGACACGGAACAGGCTTCTGAGCCATGCCACAGCCCTGCTCCACCCCATAAACTTCAAGGAACCCTTCGGCCTCGTCGTGGTCGAATCCATGGCCTGTGGCACACCAGTCATAAATGAAATTACTTTTGTTTATGACGATTCAAACCCCGTTAAGATAAACATAAACGAAGAAAATGAAAAAATAACAAACGCTATTCAAGAAAAATTTGACAAAATTTTAAAACTGTTGAACATTAAACGTAACTTGTACAACATAGTTAGACGCGGGTATGTAGATGGACAGATTGTTCTGCACGCCGCGTATGGAGAAGACGCTAAGTCAGGTATCAAATCTATCAAAATGATCGAACCAACTATGTTATTTCTAGATCCTAGTACCTCTAAGTACAAATATGTAGATAGAGAACACTCTCGTCTGTACACAACAGACAACACAAACGAATACTCCAAAGAAGAAATTATCAGAGAAGACTTCGGTATGTACGATGGTAAAGTTAACTTAGGGTATTTGGAATATGCAACGAAACCAGCTAACTTGTTGAAAACATTGGAAGATTTATTAGTTCCTTTGAGATTCAGCCGGAGTATTTCCAGAAGAGTTTTCAACGTGGATATTGGTGACTTGCCAGCTAAACGTGGTTCTGAAGTCATGCGTGAGTACCAGAGTAAGTTCAAATATAAAAAGTTCTACAACAACACAACTGGGGAAGTTTCAAACCAACAACACATAACTTCGATGGTTGAGGATTATTGGTTCGCTAACCGGTCAGGTGGGAAAGGAACAACTGTTGATGTTTTAGACGAAACTGGGAACTTAGGTGAACTTAATGACATACTTTACTTTAACAAAAAACTGTACAAATCTTTGAAAATTCCAAGTTCAAGAATTGGAATTGACCCAGATTCAGACCACTCGTTCTCTACAGATACTACTGAAACCACTAAAGAAGATTTAAAATTCTTCATGTTCATATCTAGAATTAGAAGAGTGTACACTTCGGTGTTTAAAGAACTTCTGAAACGTGAAGTTATATCCACCAACGTTATGTCTGAAGACGAGTGGGAAGAACGCGAAGAGTCTATTGAGATTTCGTTCGTCAACCAAAACACGTTCATCGAAAAAATGAAATTGGATAATTTCGCAGCTAAATTGGACATTTACTCAACTGCCCAAGAATACCAAGGTAAATTATTCAGCATTGAAACTATACTAAAAGAAGTGTTTAAATTCACCGATGAAGAGATTGAAACTGAATTCAAACGAATTCAAAAAGAGAAGAAAAACCCGCTGTACGCTGATTTTTACGCAGATGACGAGGATTATTAAAAAATGAACACAGAACGTCTTAAATTTAGAAATTATATAAATTCCATTAGTGAACTCGCAGAATCTAGAACTTCCAACAGCCAGTTAGTTACCGTCTACCACGGTTCTGATACTAAATTTACAAAAATAAACCCTAAATATATGTTTTTGGATGTTGGAAACTCTCAAGAAGGCGTTGGTATGTACTTTGGCGATTTGGAAACCGCTCAAGGTTATGGCAAATACTTGTATAAAATACAACTAAACCGTAAGTTTTTCAAAAAATCCCACGGGTACGTTGAAGATAACCTGCCAAAAGGACAACTTAAAAAATTCATGATGAGTTTGTGGAAATCAGACCCTGAATCTATGTTTATGTGGTGTACTGATTATGGTATTTACGCAACTGAAGAGAGTGAAATAACCACGCAGTCCATCACGGAACTAATCGAAATGTTAAAATTTGAAGAATTGAGGAACTTCCAAATAGACATAGCTCAACACTTCAAAGTCGAAGATTTGGTTAATATTTGGATGAAATGTTTTAAAAACATCCACGGACTGTACAACGACGATTATGGATTTTACGTATTATTATCAACAGACTATAAATTGGAGTTAACTACATAAAATATGAGTATCAGAGTAAAGGTTCAACTAAACGGTTTGAACGAACGTATAAAACAAATCACAGAAGAAGCTAATAAAATACAAGTCAAAATAAAACACGACAAACGCACAGGTACATGCATAATTTCTGGACATGCAATCGACGTCAACTATCTACTAACCGTAAATATGGGTTTAGACCGGCAAACTGTTGATGAAATTATAACAAATGCATGGTAGGTTTAAAAAAGCGTGGTTTACACGCTTTTTAACTTTTAAATAACAGTGCTTGCTATCGCTTCAACTTCAGTAATTGTTTTAGCTTCCCATAATTTTCTCAACTGTTCTGAGCAGTCTGCGTGGTGTTTAGCCTTCTTTGAAATTGCCGACTCTATTTGCCCCATCAAAACACTAAGTTTAATACCGCGATGTTTCGCCAAAGCACTACAGTAAGGTGTCACCGCATTATTAGAAGCTTTATATTTACACAACTCGCTGTATTGAATGTCAAACGTACTCAATTCAAAATCCGAACGCAAATCAACATATTGGTCAAACCGACTCCGAACACTAGCTGACATAGTAGACTTTAAATGTTCTAAATGCGTTGCGTAAACTTCATCTTTCTTAAGCTTAACAAACGCGTCAATTTCAGCCTGTGTAGCATCCTTGACTAAAGTGCCATCATCCAAAACATCATAAGTTGCATAATAATTAAACTCAGGTAAACTAACTTCACACGTGTCGCTGACAACCACGCTTGAGGAACTTTTCGTACTTTTTGTTTTCAACGTATACTCCTTTTTTTATCTATATTTATCACGGGATGTATCTGAACCATGTTTTGTTAGCAGTTTCTGCTGGTACTATAAAAATATCAGTTCCGTCTGTTGTTAGCGTAGCACGCCGTAATGGTAGTATGCCAGTTGACAAGAAAGCTCCTGATAGGTTGAACCATGCGTTTTGCGCAATATCATACTGCCATAACTCGTCTGTTGTGTCTGATACCATGTATATGAACCCATTAAGATGAAGCATAGAACTATATACTACATCGGATGGGGTGGTCACAAACGGTGGGAACGTAGTCCACGTATTAGTTACCGTGTCATATTCGGATAAAGTTTGACTACCAATTGTATTATTCCACAAAAAGAACGTGGTAGCCGTAGAACACGTTAAACTCATATAGCTAGCCAAAGGGTTTGCATTTGTTGGGGTTATGAATGTGGGCTGTACTGATGTTTTAGTGGTAGCGGCTGCAACTACCTTGCCTATTTTTCCTGCGGTCGCATATCCTGCGTTTAGGTAATAAGCTGAACCACCAACTAAGGCTATCGTAGCAGAGTTTAGTATTAAGCCACCTACGCTAATAGTAGATACCCCATCCAGCTTAGATTCTATGACAATAGAATAAGAAGTCCCACCAATTGCAGTAGCGTATGAAAAATGAGTATCACTCTCGTATATAGAACACAGAGTGTTCGAGAATGGATTCTTAACAGTGCTTGCACCTCCGATGCTCCAGGTGTCCGTAGATATATTGTATGTTCTCCCTGTAGTAATAGTCAGGTAGTGTGTTAAGTAGATTTTACCACCACTATGGTATACTGTAGGGGTTGTACCTCCTACATTTGGGATTGTGTTTATCGCTGTTGGTGCTACGCTTGTCCTTGAAGCTACACCACTATAACCAACCGCTGGTCGATACTGCCAGTGTGTGTTCATGTATTGAGAACCTGTTGATGTGGTGGCAGGGGCTCCACCAAAGATGTCTATTGTAGTTCCATCCGAAGCCACACCCATAGCAACTTTAGCGAATGTAGTATCCGCTAACAATGTCTGCGTTATCATGGGGGTTAAGTTGTTCCATGTGTTGGTAAGTGTATCGAACTTGAAAAACCTATCATTGACGGCAGTGTCTAAATAGTTGTTAAGGTAGTAAATGTCTGTGCCAACAACCGCACCTCGATAAATTCCAGGAGCTGGTTCGCCAGTGGCTACAATCTGTGACCATGTTTCTGTTGCGAAGTCAAACTTAAAGAACCCACTAGCCTTTGTGTAGTTACCTACGCTACTGTTTTGGATATTACCCCCCTAAGAAATAACCGAAGTTGCTGTCTTGGACAACATTGCCGTACTGAGCTGTGGCTAACACTGGGGCTTGTCCTTTTATAGGAAGCACCTTAGCTGTGTTGTTAGTAAGGTCGAATTTGTACATTGTAAAAGGTTCAGAAGCTGCGGAGGCTGAGTGCCCTCTTATGAAATATAGGCAGTTATTGGCAAACCACATTGTCGGTGCATACCCTGTGTATAGGTATAATCCATTAGCGGCATTTATATACCCAAAATACAAGTCTTTGCCTGTACCACCTATGTCTGTAACTAACAGAGTTCCAGCGTTTGTTGGAACAGGGACGGCACTAATAACACCATTAACGGACTTATATAAACCAGTAGAGGAGCCAGTGGTTTGTGTTTTGTGGGACAGAAAATATATCGTTCCTGTGGAAGTATCTGCACACGCAGCTACCGTATCCCCTACATTCAACCAATCAGGAGAACTGTGCACGTTATACGTTCTAGCCACAGGGTCATAGGCAACTGCGTTACTATTCCAAACTGTGGAGGTGTTACCGTTTATACCGCTGATATTCCAATACTTGTTTCCACCCCATAATAAGGCGCTAACTCTTCTATTGTCGGGCATCGTATCTACCTTAACAAAGCTTCCTATCGGGAGAGGCGTCTTAGTAACACGTTTATATGATGGAGCAGTTGTAGAGCCTGTGACGCTAGAAGAAATTCCAACCCAAGAAACCCCATCAAAAACCTCTAGTGTTTTGGTATCTGTGTTATATATGCTCTGACCTACAGTTGGAGTTATGTTGTCACGTTCAACTGTCGTTCCACTTATAGGTTTAGCATCCCATTCTGGTTTTAACGTTTTAGAATCAGCCATACACTTCTCCGTTTTTGTATATTTATACATAATAACAAAAAACCGAGAATTATATAAATATAAAGAATATTGATTAAAATCAATGAGAGGGTTTGTGAATCATGAGTAAATCATTACAGTTACGTCGCGGAACTACCGCAGAACATCAACAATTTATAGGGTTGCCTGGGGAAATCACAATAGATACCGATTTAGGTGTTCCTGTTATTCATGACGGCGTTACAGCCGGTGGAAAACCCATTCTTAGCTCGCCACCCGGTAGTGGTTCAACAGTTTGGAAACTTTACACTCCCGGAGCACCAATAGTTTCTAAAGATATGCTTTTAATTGACACTTCAGCTGGTCCAGTTAGTGTAACTTTGCCGGTTGGCGTTTATGGGGAATCTGTTGGGTTTATGGATTTAAAAGGCACGTTTGGTGTAAATCCACTCACTATAAACTCCACAGGTGGAGCTACGTTTTTAGGAACTGCTTCCCCGTTAGTACATTCGGTTTCTAGAACAATTATTTTAACTTCAGTAACTAATGATTGGCGTTTCTAATGGCTGATTCTAAAACATTAAAACCAGAATGGGTGTTCAAAAAAACATACGGTTCAACCGCTGTTGAAACTTCAGAAGCAGCTAATGCATCTCAAGGCGACGAGTTTCTTAACACTGACACTGGTGAAAAGAAAGTATGGACTGGATTGTCTTGGTCTACAACTTTTACGTATAAATCAAATTACATAGGTGTTGGTGGTGTACCTACTAACAAGATGCATGTTTTCTCCCCTAACTACGCACCTTTGGTAGGCGAACGCACAACTTCGTACACATCATCGGTATGGAGTGGTGTAGCTGCTTGCCACAAGACTAGCGGCACTATGGTGGATGGGTTCGGTACTGATATTTCTTTCCAAATCCAACAAGGCACAGGCTCCGTTAAGGAGCTTGGTTCTGTAGGTGCTGTAAAGAAAGGGCTAAACGGTGAGCTTGTGTTTATCGTCAACGGTATTACATTTTCTGAAAAAGCCCGTATTACAGAGTACGGAAGTTTTCTAATTGGCAAAACTATCGGAGACGGTACGTCATTGTTGGAGGTTGCCGGTGATTCGGTACTTAATGGCAAAGTTGTACTCAAAGGTGATCCTAAAACCCCGTTAGAAGCTGCCACTAAACAATATGTGGATAACGCAACACCGAACAACGTACAGACATTTATAAGCACAACATATACGGCTAAAGCTGGAGACTTGCTTGTAACTGACACAAGGACAGCACCGTTCACCGTAACACTCCCCTCTGTTGCTGCCGATGGTCAGTATGTGACATTCTCTGATGGGTATGGTACTTGGTTCACTAACAACTTGACCGTGGTAGCCCCAGCTGGCGTAACTGTGGTGGGTGTTGCAACAGGGTTTATCGGCGATGTGAACGGTGCTAGTTTCACGCTAGTTAAGCGTGGCACTAACTGGGTTTTAATTTAAGGAGCTAACATGGACAAACTATCGAGCCATATCACACCACCTAGTGAAGGTACTACGGCGCAAAAGAACACGCTAACACCTAAACCAAATCAAAGGTTCTTTGACACCACCTTGGGTAAGGAGCAACAGTGGGACGGTACTGCATGGGCAGATATAGCCGCTAACCTTCCGCCAAGACAAGGTGTTATTGGGTTAGTTCCGACTACTCATTGGAGAACGCAGGTAACTAGAGTACCAACCACAGTAACCGCTTATGTGGGGTTTCTGGCGAGCAGAGACATCTTGTTCTTAGACCAAGCAGCTACTGTGAAACCAACAGGGGTTCCAACTACCAGACTCATTGGTATGGTAAACAGTGCGCTTGGTAGTACCCTACGTGCCCCACAAGATACAGTAAGGAACTTAAACCAACCATCGGGTGCTATAACAAACGGTGTGTTGGTAGGTGCTTATATAGAGCTTGTATATCCGTCTCCAATAGCACCGGTAGCCTCTCAACAACCTGCTGGTGGGGAAATGGTAGACTACGTTGTACAGAACTCTTATGACGGTGGCGTGACCTGGAGCACTGTGTTTACAGCAACCAATGATAATCCTACTGCGGCACTTAGTGGTAAAGTGTACCCATTCCCAGTACCAACCTATCCTGCAAACCCTGTTGATGGGCAAAGATTTTATAACACCTCAACCGAGAAAGATAACCGTTGGGATGCCAACCTAAACAAGTGGGTGGAGATACAAGCACCTACACCTTGGAAGCTCGTGACAGCTAACACGACAGCAAGGTCAGGCAGCCGCTTAATGGTGGATACAACGGCAGCACCTGTTTCAGTTACACTCCCACTAACACCTGTGCTTGGCGATGAAGTAACCATACATGATGCCGCAGGTAACTTCGCAACCAACAACGTCACAGTGTTGAGAAACACCAACACAATCATGGGTTTAGCACAAGATTTAGCTTTAACGATAAACAATAAAACTATCTTATTAACATACACTGGAACAGACTGGAGAATAATGTGATTGATATTAAGAACTACAAACCCGAATGGACACCAGTTGCATTGCCGCCTAGTGGAGGTACAACCTTAGTTAGAGACGCGCTGACCCCTTCTAAGTACCAGCAGTTTTACAACACCGACACGCAACAACAACAACAGTGGGACGGTACTGCATGGGTAATAGCACCCTCTTCTTACACACCGCCGCTTAGCAGTGGGTTGGTTACAGCACCCAACACTAAGTTCTGGAGGTTAGTTGTAACAGCTGTCCGAGATATAAACTCAATCAATATACCGAAAATCGTATTCTATACGGATGGTACGCTAACAACCCCTATAAATATGGGTACGTTCACTCACACGCCTAACACTGGTAGCACCTCCCTATTTACGATAACAGCCTCGCACTTCTCGCCTTCTTCCTTCCCTTCCCTTAATCCTCCTTACACTATTGATATGACTTCCAGTGTACCAGTATCTGCTGGAGCGGTAAAGTTCGTAGAGACGAGGTGGTTTAGCAGTGCTTATCTACACGGATTTGACCTCCAATACTCAGAGGATGGTGGTGTTACTTGGAAGACAATTATATCAAAAACTGGTCTCCCGAATAACCACGCTAATAGTGGGTGGACGTATTCGTATACGTTCCCTTCGTTTACATACCCTCCGAATCCTGTAAAAGGGCAGTTGTTCTTTAACGAATCCACATCAGAACAGATGCGGTTCGATGGCACTGCTTGGGTAGCTTTAACTCCTACAGTAGTTCCTGTCCCTAACGGTGGTACAACCTTAGTTAGAGACAGTCTAACACCAACGTTAGGTCAACAGTTTTACAACACCGATACGGCACAAACAGAAGTGTGGGACGGCACTGCTTGGGTTAGAGAGGTAGTCCCTATTCCATGGAAAGTTATTTCAGCGGCTGCACAACTAACAGCGGGTGACGCAGTTATGTTAGTGCCTACAGCGGCATTCTCTGTTACTCTACCGCCGACCCCTACTTCTGGTGATAGCGTAACCCTTGCAGACGGTAGCGGAACAATAGCAACCACCAATGTTACCGTGCTTCGTAACGGGAGCACCATCAAGGGACTGGCACAAGACTTGGTTCTTAACATAAACGACATGAGAGTGGATTTAGTGTTCACTGGAACAGATTGGAGAGTAGTATGATTTATACATTTTTACATTTGTTATAAATACAAAAAACGAGAGGAAATGTTATGCCGTTGTCACCATCTGTAAAAATTCAAGAAATTATAAAAGAACGGTATGTTAACGGTTCATCTGTGGAAAACGCTGTTTTTGTTGGGCATTTTGAACGAGGACCAGTTGGTATACCGACTTACGTAACTACAATTACTGCGTTGAAGGATACATTCGGTGACGGTGTTGGTGATACTTACAACGACTGGTACCAAGTTTTCAATTATTTATCGTATGCTGGTGGGTTGTGGGTAGTTCGCGAGACTGGAGTAAACACATTAAACGCTAGCAACAACACGCTTGGGTTGGTGATAAACAACGGTGAGGGTTGGGTTAATCAGTACCCATCAATTCCTGTTACGCCCACGACACCTATTTCGATATTTGCTAAAACCCCGGGAACTTGGGGTAATTCTATTTCAGTGGCTATAATCACATCTGTGGAATTTCAAAACAACGTAGAGCTGGGTTTTGGTATTTTTGCTAAAGATGTTTTTGCTTTTTTAGAACCTGAGTATTTTGGCGTTGTTGTTTTTAGAAACGGTGTTGTTGTTGAGTTGTTTTACAAACCAGCTTCAGCTTTAGCTGATTTAAACAGAGAAAGTACGTATGTGTATTTAAAGTACGACAACTCCAATTTACCAAACCCAGTTCAGAATTTAATAGATTTTCGTGCACAATCTGGCGTTTTGGATATGGGCAATCTGGCGAATACGCTAACCGTGGCTAATTTACAACCAAATATAAGCACTCCAAATGTAGTTGTTGATTTGGGCCCGTTGACGTCTCCTTACAACTTCACTCCTTTTATTTTTTACGGTCCTACGTTGCTTAAATTAGCTAATGGTGTAAACGATGTTCCTCTTTTTACAAACTTAACAGATGGGTATTCGTTGTTTGAAGATGTAGACACTTACGACGTTGACATAGTTATCGGTAACGAACGCGCCAACGTAGCTGCTATAAATTTAGCTGAAGTGCGTAGAGATTGTTTAGCGTTTATAGGGTTGCCCACCGTGATGGTACAATCTTCTGTAGTTCCAGCTCCAACTGGAGCTACTATAACAACATATAACGGAGTGAAACTTCCTCCTACATTTAACAAAAAACTAAAAAGAATAACGCAAACTGAATTGAACAGCATAACTGCTTATTTAAACACGTTACCGTTTTCAGAGTTCGCTCACATAACAATAGACGTTAAAACTCAACTCGATTCTTTCACAGGACAAGTTAGAGTTGTTAACATAGCTGGTGACACAGCTGGTTTGAAAGCAAAATCTTCAAAAATAGCACCGTGGACGGTTGGGGCAGGAAGTCAACGTGGTAATTTGATGAATTTAAACTCAACTTTGCTGAACTTTAACCAGGTTCAGCTAGAAGATTTGTTCAAAATGGGCGTTAATTATATTACACAAAACACGTTGCAAACGCAAAAAACGTTCACTACAAAACCTTCGAGTTTCGACCGGGTTAACGTCAGAAGTTTATTCAACCACGTTGAGAAGGATTTGCGCAAAATAACAAAAAACAATGTGTTTTCGCAAAATGACGCTAACACACGTGCAACCATAGATTCTTACTTCAGAACGTATTTGAATTCGGTGATTGGGAACCGTGGTATTCAAGATTATCAAATTTCAGTTTACACAGACCCGGTAAAACCGAACGTAATGTTAGTAGATGTGTTCATAAAACCAACGTTCGTAACTGAGAAAATTTTAATGCGTTTTAACAACGTTGGGACTTCCACAATAGTTGTAAATTAAACACGCAGTTCAACACTTTTCATAAAAAAATGCGTTTTTTCGTTGTTTTTTATAAATACTCATTGGAAAAATGTTTTTTCCTAATAAACAGTACGCACATAAAGCTAGCTTAACGCTAGATGTGATTTATTTCAATCAATTATGTGTTCTTCCGGCTTTAAAGAACTGAGTTCTTTTTATCACACGGGGGATTTAAAGTACGACATGGAGAGTGTGTAATGGCAGAGATGCTAAACCCAGGCGTTTATATCCAAGAGGTTAACGCTAGTACTATTGTACCTACAGTAGGTTCCAGCGTTGGTGTTTTCGCTGGTGATTTTATGAAAGGTCCTGTTGGTGTTGAGACGCTAATTACAAGCGTTCAAGATTTATTGACTTTTTACGGCGGTCCAACTAACGCTAATTATAATGACTTTTACCAAGCTTATAATTTTTTACAATACAGTAACAAACTTTTAGTTTCCAGAGCTTCCAATGTTGGTGGAACTGGAACTCCTGTACCTGGAGAAACGGTAGCTACAGCGGTCACCGCAGCTACAGCGACTGTTGCTGACGTTGCCGTAACTTTGGGTAGTAGTTTCACTGTCGGAAGTTTGGTAGCTTTTGACACACCTGGCGGTTTGCCAGATTTAGCAAATACTTATTTAGTAACTGCTGTTGACACGGTTCTCAATGTAATCACTTTGGACCGTTTACCGGTAGTTGATATTGCAGCTGGTTCTTTGGTTTATTCAGTCATCCGTTCGATGAACGGTGTTGGTGAAGTTGAAAGTTCTGGAACAACCCCAGTTGCTAACACTGCGTTAGCGTCTGTAGCTACCGTGATTGAGAACGCTTCTGATTATTCTATGAAAGAATTAGGGTTGCCGTTCGCTAGTGCAACGAGTAAATTGAAATTCACTGCACGTAACCCGGGTAGTTGGTCTAATACTTTGGAAATCTGCGTAGCTAACCCTAGCGCTTTTGGATTAGATGTTCCTTCTGAAGCATTTTTGGGTATCCCGCTCGACAGTTTGTTTGAATACGCCCCAGGAGTTGGTGAAGTTGGCATTGTCATCAAAGATGGAGCTAATATTGTCGAAACTTGGGTTGTTAGTTTTGACCCGTTAGCGAAAGACCACAACAATAAGAGCAAGTATGTTGAAAACGTTATTAACACGTTGTCGTCTTATGTGTTTGTAAAAGATAACGTAGCACTTCCAGCAGTTCAAGTGTCACCGGCGGTTGCAGCTACAGCTACTACACCAGCTGTTCCAGCAGTTTTGGAATATGTAAACAACTACTGTGCATCTGTTGGCGGAGTTGTAGGAACCGTTCCGACTCCTGGAACAACGTTAACTTTATTATACGGCGCTGATTCAGCAATCCAAGCTGACGATTTGCTAAATGCTTATAGTATTTTTGACAACAAAGACGCTTTGGACATTGATATTGTAATTGCGAATGAACTTGACAACGGTGCTTCAGCTAGAGTACTTGTAGACGCACGTCTAGATTGCATTGGCTTTATCGGAGCTAATTACGCTGACGTTGTTGGTCAAAAAGCCACAGTAGCTACTAGCAACCTTGTCAATTGGAGAAAAACCGGAGCTCTTAACTACAACAACATGTTCTTAGTAGCTTGCGGAAACTACAAATATCAATACGACCGTTACAACGACACTTACCGTTGGGTTAACATCGCAGGTGACGTTGCTGGTTTGAGATCTGCAACTTCTAGCAACCGGGCTTCTTGGTGGGCTAGTGCTGGGTTAGAACGTGGTATTATTAAAAACATCACACGTCTAGCTTTCAACCCAACCGCTGGTATGAGAGATCTTTTGTACAAAAACTCAATCAATCCAATCGTCGCGTTCCCAGGCCAAGGTACAGTTATGTGGGGTCAAAAAACTCTACTCGCTACTCCTAGTTCGTTCGACCGTGTCAACGTTCGCGGTTTGTTCAACACTCTCGAAAGAGCACTTGGCAAAATGGCGAAATTTCAAGTTATGGAGCTAAATGATAACTTTACTCGTAACCGCATAGTCTCGATGATCAAACCCTATCTCGACACAGTTCAATCAGGTCGCGGCATCCAAGACTTCTTAGTAATTTGTGACGAAAGTAACAACACGCCGGACGTCATCTCAAGAAACCAACTAATAATCGATGTGTATATTAAACCTACCTACGTTGCAGAATTCATTCAATTGAAATTTACGAACGCAGGTACTAATAGTTTCGCACAGGTTATTGGTGCTTAGATAGGAGTTTTACCTCAGTAAAAAATGAAAAACCCAAGGTGTGCAAATGCCTTGGGTTTTTTTGTGTTGTGGTTTTGTGCGTTTGTTTACATATCAGTTAGGTAGAAGAACATAATTTGACCTTCTTTGATTGTTGGGTAACGTTCCATCATATTGTTTAGTCCTCTGATTCTGGAAGAATGTCCCATGTACTTGGTGGCTGTGTTTAAATCTTGTGTCAACCCTTGTGGTGAATCTTCGCAGTAATAAACACCCTGCATGTTTGGGTGTGTGATTACGCATGTGATATGCTCGAATGGTTCAAAACTCATATACTTCTCCTTTTTTTTTTAATTATTACATTATACTACATTCACACTGTTGTGTAAACAAATATTTTCATCTGCGTTTGATTGAATTCATCCAAGCTACTTTTAAAATACCAAACACCCTAACAGTGTAGAATAATAAAAACACCCGGAATTTATTAACTCCGTAACGCAAACCTTCTTGTTTGAACTGTTCATCTGCTTTCTTTCTACTTTCTCCATAATCTAACAAAGATAACGCATAATCGTGCCAGATCGCAGGTTCGAACATAGTTCCGGCTGGTTTAGCTAGGAAAAATATCCAAAACGGTATAGTAACTCCGTCAGTTTTAAACCCAACTGGAACTACACCATTTAACATCTCTAAAGGTTCAACTAAAGTCCAAGTACTCCTAGACCCAGATCG